CACTGAGACACTGTCGCAGGACAGATCCATTCTTGCTCGGGCCTTCGAGTACGCACTCAGTCGCAAGACCCGACGTCTTAAGTACCATGCTTACCCCACAGTTGCCTCTGCTCAGAGGAACTTGGTGAAGGCTACTGCGCTTTGCCTGCGCGAAGCCAGTGGTTTGCGTGTGGTACATCAGGCGTCGGTTATTGCGGAACTGGGGATGAAGGCACGGATCATTACCATCCCGCCGGCACACTGCTTTGCCAGGGGTGACCTTGTAAGACAGGTCATCTGGCCCGCGGTGGTCAAGGCTGTTCCTCAGGTTCAACCGTATGCCCCGCATACGGAAGAGGAGATCCTTGGCCGCCTTGCGGCCCGCAGTCACGCAAGTAAGGTCTACCTTAGTGCAGATCTTACTTGTGCCACAGATGGCTTCGGACATGATGCGATCATTGCTGTTTGTAATGGTATGAAGAAGGCAGGACTGCCCACCTTCTTGTACCATGAGCTCAGGGAGTCCCTGGGCGTAGGCCAACAACCGCATTACGTCGAGTACCGTCTGTGTGACATGACCGAGGAGGAAGCAGTTAGGTGCCGAGCACGTTACGATGTGGTTGAGGGGAAGGTGCAGGTACCTAAGGTACGAGGTTCGCTTATGGGCACTCCGTGCTCGTTTACGATCCTTTCGCTCCTCAACCACTGGATGAGTCACGGTCTTGGACCAGACAGGATTATCTGCGGTGATGATCTTGCCGCCGTGACTCATCCCGGAAACGTGCCTTCCTACGGTGCTAGAGCCCACGCCGTAGGAAGCGAGCTCCATCAAGGAAAGTCTTACAGGTCTAAGATCGGGTTCGTCTTTTGTGAGGCGTACGGCCTCTTGGCAAGAGATGGCCACTCGATCCAATCCTTTAGACCAGCATCCTTGAAGGAGTTCGTTAGGGACGGTAATGGGGTCATGTCTCAGCATTCTGTGGACTCGACTTCGTTCAACAGGCTTGCACGCTGCGCTAGAACAATCTACCGCAAGCAGCGTCTTGTTGCATCGAAGCGCTGGAGGCCCGCGGAGCTCCCGGCAGCACTTGGCGGTCTGGGTCATCCTTGCAAGGGACGACTCAGGGTACCCGCCTGGTGTAGGGTGTCGCTGAGGGAGCTCTACCTCTGTGAGAATGC